GTTAGGAGCCCCCTATTAGCTCCCTCTTTCAACTCAGTTGATAGCTGAGCCCTTCCTTAGCAAGAAGGTCTTAAGTTACCAATTCCAATCTACACTCGCAGGGCAAGGCTCCATTAAGCGACCACCCAATACTGGTTTCCGTCTTACTATCACTAGCGACTTCTACTGCTTAACGAGGAAACTAACCTCCCTACCAGATACCACGGGGAGCGGAGAACTTAAATTAGTGATTTCATTAAGAAATTAACTTACCCTCCTTCGACCAAAACCTCGTTTCCTTGGCTTGATCTAAGAAAGGAGAAACTCCTTTAACGAAACCAACTAATTAATAGCCCACCAGCCCCTGCATCAATGACAGAATGTCATCCTTGCATTCATGGTTCCCCATAACCACCCCCGTAGCGATTGGATCCAGTAAGGCCCCCGGCTTAACTCTTCGCCCTAAATCACCCGAGGACTCCAAGACCGCGACATGTAACCTACGGTATATTCCTACCGACCAAAAGGCATCAAACCCAAAAAGGGTCAGTACCTCTGGTTGGAGGAAATACACCGAAGATCGCACCCATTCGATCGTTTTCAGCTACAAAGACCGTCACCCTATCCCGGTCACATTGGTAACCGGCATAAGGGTTGTGATCGTCAGAGTTTGATGAAAATCAAATATCATCTCCCCCCTAGAATCACCGACCAAGGAGAAACCCCCGGACTCCTAAAGGCCAGCAGCAATCCCAGGATTCATCTTTTCAGGCACGGGAGCGGACTGGAAGTCCGCCCTTGGGCCTTGTATCCGAATCCTGCGGCACGTAATACACTGGAGAGCTTAGGCTCCCAAACCATCCCCAATTTTTCACACTAGCTAAACCAACAGGAAAATAAATTTTCCCGCGGTAAATTCTAATAGGACAATGGAGACGGATTTGGCAAATTCAAGACTACCCGATCCACAGGGATCAAAGCAACCTGAACCAGGCCCCCTAAACTCTAAAGCATATCCCTGTACCGCAGGAACGACGACGCAGTTTGCAATCACCACATCATCTCCTAGAACGGCATAAGCCGGGAACCAACCAGTCTTCTCTACCTCACACGTAGCACGACGGGTTGTCATACAAAAAACTAGAGCCAACATCGCCCACCCTCATTCCCTAGTCTTCATAATCCACCCACAATGCCACGCGAAAAAGTAAAGTATCTTCACGTAAGACGACGAGGAAGCTCCACCCACTAAGCCAATAAACTAATAGTTTAGAGGCAAGTGGGGGACCAGCTTTTACACTGTTCTGCCAGCTAAATCATAATAACTTAGCACTTCAGTTTCCCTTTTGGGGTCTGCAGGCACCTAATCCAAGGACGGGGTTAACCGTTGTGGTTATCCCGAACCCTACACTGTTCCTAACTAGATCCCCGGAGATCCTCCTGCCTTCCCTCCGCCATTCCGTACTGTCCTCCGAGAGCGTCGTAAATGACGGCGCTTTATAGCCGTTCCAGATCTCCTGTCCACGAACCCCATATCGTGTTTTGCCCCTTAAACTAAAGGGCTCTTCTAATTAGAAGAGTGCCGGCCGGGTACCACCTTCGCCCTAATGGTGCGAAGTGGATAAATTACCTGAGGTCGCGAGACTCAACTCGTACTCTCAACAATGGACCAGACTCAACGTCCGATACTACATCTGAGTAGAACAAGCGAATCCCGCAGAGCGGGATTTTGCTCTCAGGGAGTATAAC